GATGATGGACTATCTGGTTCACTGAACAGTAAGTTCAAAACAGCACTTGCAGAGTTCTCATCTTTGGGTATCACAGGTGTACTTCAAGGCGACTTGATGTTTACATCAGAAGATAAATCTACAGAGATGATTGATGGCAAGTCATTCATTACATTCCAACCAAATACAATTGTATATGCAGTAGACCCAACTTCAGATATTGGTAAACAAATCAATACTGCAAAGATTGGTATTGTCTGGCATACAACTTATTCAGGTTCAGCACTTCAGGATATGAAAGCATCTTTTGGTGCAAGTATAAGTAAGTTAACAAAATCAAGAAACGTGTGGATGGATGATGCAACTTATAAAGATGTATCTGGTAAGGCAACAATGACTGCAAGTGAGACTGCAACTGTTACTAAATCTCTATCATCTGCTGGTTCTACATTTCAAAAAATTAATTCTGCTAATCTAACAAAGTTTCTTAACCTACAGAATAGTATGACTGGAGCGCTTGCTGGTGCATCACTGAAGACTTACAATAATAGTAAAGTTCGTCAGGGACAGAAGATTAGTAATCCTAGTCAACACGCAAGGGGATATGAAAAGTGGGTTGAAATGTCAATCCAAAAACAGATTGATAAGGCCAAGAGTGTTAAGGGTAAAGAGAAGTATACAAATATACAAACCGAGTATGTTCGTGAAGTAAAGAAACATACAAAGAATTTAGAAAATATCATTGCATTCCAAGGACACCTTGTGGATGCTAAAATGGGTATCGTAAGCAAACTAAATAGTGTCAAGGGTTTAACAAGTACGTTTATTAAAACTGCAAATGGTTTCAAGGTAACTAACCCAGAGGGTTACGTTGCAATTGATAGAGTATCAGGAGATGCAGTAAAACTCGTAGACAGAATGGAATTTAGTTTCAACAACTTTACTGCAATAAAGGCATGGGATAAATGAGGAAGTTTTCAGAAATAGTAGAAGCAAGGGGTGATACTGCCGTATTTACATTTGGTAGATTCAACCCACCAACTACAGGACACGAGAAATTATTAGATGCAGTCGCTGGTCAGGCAAAGAAGAATGTCGGCGCACCATACTATGTATTCGCATCTCACTCTGAAAATGCAAAGAAAGACCCACTTCCATATGCAAAGAAAGTTGCATATATGAAGAAGATGTTCCCAAAACATTCTAGAACTATTGTTGTTGATAAAGCAAGAAATGTGTTTGAGATTGCAGTATCACTGCACAATAAAGGACACAAATCAATCGTAATGGTTGTTGGTTCAGATAGAGTTACTGAATTCAATGGTCTACTGAACAAGTATAACGGTGTAGAAGCAAGACATGGTTACTATGGTTTTGACAACATTGAAGTAATCTCTGCTGGTGAACGTGACCCAGACGCAGAAGGTGTGACAGGAATGTCTGCATCTAAAATGCGTGCTGCTGCATCATCAAATGATTTCGATACTTTCAAACTTGGAGTTCCAAGTACATTCAAACAGGGAATGTCATTGTTCAAAGATGTTCGCAAGTATATGGGTATTCGTGAATCATTTGTTCCAAGAACAAACGTGATGACAGACGAAGATGTCATTCGTGATTTATATGTAGAGAATAAGTTATATTCTATCGGCGATATAGTTGAGGACAACTACACTGGAGTATCTGGTGAAGTTATTCGTAGAGGAACTAATTACCTCGTATTCGCAGAACAAGACGGTACTACACACAAGAAGTGGTTGTACGAAGTCAAACAAGATAAAGATATTAAGGACAGAGAAGGTACAGAACCAGCAAAGTATTATGCAAAAGATGCTGATGGTGATGAGATGTCTAAGTCCACTAAACAGAAACGTGCGGCACACTTTGCAAAAGGTAAAGACGGGCCTGCTCCTGGCGATGGTCATGCTGAAACTAAACCATCTAAGAGTACAAAGAAATTCAAACAGATGTATGGTGAGAGCGAAGGCCCATGTTGGGATACTCACAAACAAGTTGGTATGAAAAAGAAGAATGGAAAAGAAGTTCCTAACTGTGTTCCAAAGAATGAAAAGTTAAAACAATCTAAGACATATCCAAATCTTAAATATGCAACTGGTAAGTCTGCTCAAGTGGCAAAGGATAGAGCAGATAGTATAGAAAAACGCAAAAAACTATTAAAAAAAGAAGACTTTCAATTAAACGAAAAGATTGAAGGACTGATTACAAAAGCAGAGAAGTCTGGTATACCTTATGGTATTTTGAAAAAAGTATATGATAGAGGTATGGCAGCATGGAAGACAGGACATCGCCCTGGCACAACTCCACAACAATGGGCATTCGCAAGAGTGAACTCATTCCTTACTGGTGGTAAGACAAGAACAACTGCTGATGCAGACTTGTGGAAACAGGCGAAGGGTAAAAAAGAAGAACAAGACCCTAGAGAAATTGGAACAGATGCAAGTAGAGAAAGTAGGCAAAAGATGACACCAGGCCAAAAGGTATTCTCATTCAAAGAACATCTTGACTGTGGTACACCTAGTTGTTGTAACGAATGTGAAACTTCTAGTTTAATCGAATCCAATCAATATCGTGTGGGTTCTGAAGCATACTATAAATTCTTTCAAGAAAAAAGAAAACTATATGAAAGTGGTAAACTAAACCCAGTAGGTTTTGATAAAGAACTACTGGATGGTAACATTGGTGAATATGCCATGTACAATGGTAACCCAGTTCCACTAGATTGTCCTATGGAGTCTTTTGACGAAGACAAGGATGTAGAACTAAATAAACCTAAAGTCGGTGGGCCTAAGAAATACTATGTGTATGTTAAAGACCCATCAACAGGTAATGTGAAGAAAGTTTCTTGGGGTGATACAACTGGACTGAAAGTCAAGTTGAATGACAAGGAAGCAAGAAAGAGTTTTGCTGCCCGACACGATTGTGAAAATCAAAAAGACAGAACCAAGGCAGGATACTGGGCGTGTAACTTACCACGTTATGCAAAACAATTAGGTTTATCAGGTGGAGGTAATTTCTTTTGGTAAATCCTTACAAGGACGAACTAGAGGGAGATTATAAGATTAGAACCTTTTCAGAGGATGTATCTGAAAATGAACTAATCTGGCATCGTGATAGAAACGATAGAGAAATTACGGTTGTTGAAGGTGCTGGTTGGCAACTTCAGATGGACAACAAACTACCAGAGGATTTGCAAAAGGGCAAACTCTATAACATTAACAAGATGGAATTCCATCGACTAATTAAGGGTGAAGGTACTCTTAAAATTAAAATTTGGGAAAAGTAAAATGACAAGATATTCAAAAACTATGTCCGAAGCCCTTGAGGAAGTCAGAGAAGCATCTGCTCGGGCAGACGCAAAAAGGGCAATGTCCAAGGATAAGGATATGAAACAAAATCCATTTTCTAAGGATGATGATGCTTCAGATGATGATGTAAAGTCTGCATCTAAGAATATCATTATGCAATTGAGAAAGTCTGTCACCATGAACGGTAGACATGACGTTGAGTTTGCATCTGGTAAAAAGAAAGTTGACAAAAGAATGGCACAGGCTGCCATGGACAAGTTTATGAGAATTAAAAGACCAGATGATAAACTTAAATTTCAACAGAAACTTGCAAAGTCATACAAAGATTTCCTACTTGCACTGAAAGAACAGTACGAGATGGTAGAAGTAAAAGAAGATTATGTATGTGAAGACTGTGGTTGTCCACAAGGTAACGCAGACCCAAACTGTAGTTGTCCAAATGACTCCACTGACTTACAAGCATCTTATTGGGTGAAGAAAGAATCAGTCGATGAAGAATTTGAACTTGATGAAATGAAGATGAATGACCCTAAGTTGCTCAAGATGTTTGACAAACTAAAGAAGGGTTCTAAGATTAAACTCAAGACTAGTTCTACTATCAGTAAAGGTAAAGACTATGTAGAGTATATTGTCAAGTCAAAGAACACAGTAAACAAAGGTAAAGTAGAAAAGATTACACTTGCTACTGTAGGTAATGAAGGTGCAGTTAAGAAGTTCCTATACAAAAGAGATGGAACTGTAGGATTTGCAATCGGTGATATGGGTGCATCTATTGATGATATCAAAGAAGACTTTACTCCACATATGATGTATGACCCTAAGACTGGAAAAGGTTATAAGGCAGACAAAGAAGCAGACCACCTTAGAATGAAAGACATGGGTTACACTCACGAAAAACCAGATGTAAAAGAAGCAAAGTTTAGTGATGATATGATTAATAAACTTAAAAAAGCATATGAACCTATGAAGGGTAAAAAGATTAACCCAACACCTTTGATGAAAATATTTGATAAGATTGATTCAAATAAGGATGGTTTAGAACAGTTATATAAAGCAGATATACCTTTTGTTAGTATGATGGCAATGTCCAGACTTATGTTGAAACATAATTATAAGGCAGACCAGATAAACAAACTTGGTAAAATCAGCAGAGAAGATTTCGTAATGGATGAAGCTGTGATATCGCCTCAATATAAAGAAGGTATGAAGGCAGCAAAAGACAAGAAACCATATGATTCAAATCCATATAAATCTGGTAAGAAGAAATTGGATTGGGCTAAGGGACACAACGAATTTCGTGCAAAGAAATTAAATGCACAAAATGAAGAAGTTGAACTTGATGAGAAGTATGACTTGTATCATAAGTCTTTTTCTGATGCAATGTCACACGCATATGACTACGCAAAGAAGAAGTTGGGAATTACTGTAGACCCAAAAGAGATTGATAATAAAGTTGCAACGGGCCCAAAGAAACCATCTGATGGTAAAACTAATACTTACAGACTAAAGGGTAAAGGTGGAAACCTACAAATACAAGTTTACAATAAGGGTGGTTCAAAACCATTTGAGTTGAATATGTATAAAGAAGAAGTCGAACTTGATGAAGATATTATGCCTTTAATATTTGGTGGTGGTATTATTGCTGCTTTATTGCCTGTTCTTTTTATGTCTGTGAGAGAAATTATTCGTGGCACACCTTTAGAATCTTCAATCAAAAATGTAGTTGACAAACTCAAAAAGAACAAGAACTATAAAATGTCTGATTCAGAAAAGTCTGATGTTAAGGGGTTTGTATCTAAAGTTAAAAAAGAGAAACCGAGTCTTTTACAAAAAGCAATGAAAAAAATCAAAGAAGAAGCTGAACTTGATGAAGGTGTCCCTTACAAGTTTGCCGCAGTAGACAAAAAAGGATTGGTTATTGGATTTGCATCTAACGAAAGAGATGCAAAAGATATGGCGAAAAGAAACAAGGGTAGAGTTGTTACTCTAACAAAACCTCTTCCAGATAACAAGAAGAGTGACATGATGATTAATCGACCATTTCCAGATAAGATGGATAAGTTCCCAACCAATACGAGTGCAACTCAAGGTAAACGTATGGGTGAAGAAAACGAAAAGAAACCAGACAACAGACCAGATTCTGCTAAAGAGGTAGATGCCGCAAGAGATGATAAGAAGAAAACTCGTATCGCTCAACTACAATTACAGATTGCAAAAGCAACTGAAACTATTAACAAACTAAACACACAGGAGAAACAATAATGTCCAAGTATCTTGAAACTAAAAAGGGTAGTATTGAGAGTGCTGTGCTTGAGGCAATGTCTCCTGCTCAACAAGCTGCAATCGCTATCTCAAAGAAAGAAAAAGAAAAAGAGGAAGAGAAGTTAACTGACGAAGAACTTTCTGCAAAACAAAAGAAAATTGACCTTAATAAAAACGGTAAAGTCGATGGTGATGACCTCAAGAAATTGAGAGCAAAAGCAGACAAGAAAGAAGAAACCGTTGTTGAGAAGGTTGAATATGTTGAGTACAAATTCAAAAACAAAAATGATGCAATGAAAGCAAAGAAAATGCTTGACGCAATTCAGTTGATGGGTTTTGATATCAATGATGACAACATCTCTAATGGTGAACTTACAGTTGATGCTGGTAAGAAAGACATGACCAAGTATCACAAAGATGTTATGAAACAGTTCAAACCAAAAGTGATGACACAGGAAAAAACTGAAGATGATAACCTAGATGAAGGTTTCTCACCTAAACAAATCAAGATGGCAATCGGTGTTGCATCAGATAAAAGATATGCTGGTGGTAACATGACTGGCGCAGTAGCGGCAATCGATAAAATCAAAAAAGGTTTGTCTGACCATCCACAAGTTGCTGCAGTTCTAAAGAGACAGAACGAATCACTTGCTGAAAAGGCTGCAAGACACATTACTGATATGTGGAAAGAGTCTGCTTCTGCAAAGGATAAGAAAGAAAACAAGAAGGTTAAGGAAGAAGAAGAGGATGACCAACAAACTATGACAGGGAAACCTGCTGCAAAGATTGAAGTTAATCCAAAGTCAAAATCAGAAAAGTAGTAAAGAAATGAAAACACTTGTCGAATTGACAAAAATTTATGAGGGTGAAGTACCTGACATATATTGTGACATGGACATGGTTCTGTGTGACTTTATTGGTGCGTATGAAACCCTCACAGGAAACACGTTTGAGAAGACCCCAAAGGCAGACCGTTGGAATGCAATTACAGGTAAGAAAGACTTCTGGCATACATTACCTTGGATGACTGGTGCTCAAAGAATGTGGAAATTGATAAATAAATATAATGCGAATATATTATCTGCATATTCCAATAAGGATGCAAATAGTCGCCCAGGCAAAAAAGTCTGGTTGTCTAAAAATGCAAAACCTACTGGAACTATATACTTGGTACAACGTGCAGATAAACAGAAGTATGCTAAGTTAGGTGGTAAACCAAACATTCTTATTGATGATTATATCAAAAATATTAATGAATGGGAGGCTGCCGGTGGTATTGGAATTCATCATACATCACCAACAAACACCATTTCTCAGTTGAAGAGATATGGAATTAGATAAATAGAAGAGAAATCTTTAATTAAGGAGAAAGACTATGGCCCTATGGGGAACAACAGATGCAGATGAAGCAAAACCAAAGTGGCTCACTGCTGACCAAAAGACTAACGTGTTTGCAACCAATAAAGGTTGGACACAATTAAATGGCAAAGGACTTGAAGAAGTTATTTGTGCAATCGGTGGATTGTCAGGTGCATTGAATGCTTCTGATATTACATCAGTAAAATTTGTACAGACATCTTTTGCTGCTGGTTCAAGAACAATTTCTGTTGATGTAACATTCAACGAAAAAGTTGTTGTAACTGGTACACCAAGACTTGTAGTAGATAATGCTAACAACTCAAGTGCTGGTAACGGAGATTACACACTAGACTACGCAAGTGGTACAGGAACTAACAAGTTGAGATTCACTAAAGCATCACAGACTGTTTCTGCAACAGACGTACTTGCAATCGGTGGTGGTTCACCATCTGCTTCAGCAGTAACACTTAACGGTGGTACTATTATCGCTGCAGAAGGTGACAAACTTGGTGCAATCACAATCGCTACTGCGACTGCTGGTTCTACAACATTCCCAACTGCTTCAGTTGACACGAATGTAGATTCACTAACTGCTGGTACAGTAAACACACTTGTTGCTAAAGTACATTCTGCAACAGTAGTTGCTGGTGGTGCTAACTATGCAGTGGGTAACGAGATTACTATTGCAAACGGTTTCGGTACAGGAACTAAC